ACGAAGGCGCTTGCTCGTGCAATGGCGTACACCAAGCAGGTTAAAGTCGCTTCAATTCTGAACAACGCTTTTGCCGCTGGCACTACATACGGTGACGGAAAGACGCTTTGTGCGACTGACCACCCACTCGTATCTGGTGGTACTAACTCTAACCGTCCAACGGTTGCCGCTGACCTTAACGAGACTTCTTTGGAAGCCGCAGTTATTGGCATCAGCCAGTGGACAGACGAGCGCGGTTTGTTGATCGCCGCCAAGCCACGTAAGCTTATCATTCCACCAGCATTGCAATTCGTTGCAACTCGTTTGTTGGAAACTGAAGGCCGCGTAGCGACAGCAGATAACGATCTCAACGCACTTCGTTCTAACGGCTCGATCCCAGAGGGTTACTCAGTCAACCACTATCTGACTGATACTAACGCTTGGTTCTTGCTAACTGACGTACCTAACGGCCTCAAGCACTTTGTCCGTACGCCGATGTCTACATCTATGGATGCCGACTTCGATACAGGCAACAGCCGCTACAAGGCTCGTGAGCGTTATTCATTTGGTGTCTCTGACCCACTTGGAATCTACGGTTCACCGGGTGCATAAGTAGCTTTTAAGCTACAACGAAGGGGGAGCTTAGGCTCCCCTTTTTTATATTGACTTGTTATCACGTAAAATGTTAAAACGTGAGTATCGGGATTAATGGTGTTGCTAACAGTACCCGACTGACGACAAGCAGATAGCAACACTGAACTCGCTTGTGAGGACAATATAATGGCGAATACGACTTTCTCAGGTCCAGTTATCTCTGATAACGGCTTTAATCTTCCTGTCAGCTTAACTGCTGAACTTCCTGCGGCATCAGCTTCTAACGTTGGTCAAGTACGTGTTATCACTGATAACGGTGCTGGCGATGACGAAGTTTGTGTTGTTGTTTCTACTGGCTCTGCATGGGTTGTTGCTTCTGGTGCGGCTCTTAGCTAATGGCTATTACTGAAGCCGCTAAAGCGCATCTTGCTAAATTAGCGGAGCAGAGCGCACAGGCTAAACCTGAAGCTAAAAAAGTAGAGGCTGTTGTCGAAACAGAACCTGAAGTCAAAGCTACTGTAAAGAAAACAGCGGCTAAGAAGACTACGGCTAAGAAGGAAACCAAGTAATGATTCAAACCGACGGTAAAACCACCACACTCGCCGCAGACGGTGCGGTATTTGGTGGACCGGCGCGGATCATCGGTATCTACTATGTAGCAAGTGCTACAGCTGGCTCTATTGTCATCAAAGATGGCGGCGCTAGCGGCACTACGCTTATTAACGTAGCTACTCCAGCTTCAGCAACTGCGACAAGTTATGTCGATTTGTCTGCGGCTCCGGTTCGTTGCCAAACTAGTGCATACGCAGACATTACTAACGTAACGTCTATAACTGTGCTGTACGCATAAGGAAAACGTATGAGAGCTTATTACAAGTCAGGCGGAAGGGTTGAAAAGTCCAAGATGGCTTGTAATAAGCCTAAGCGGACACCTTCTCATCCAAAAAAATCTCACGTTGTTAAAGCGTGCGAAGGTGGGAAAGAGAAGGTCATTCGTTTTGGGGAGCAAGGCGCTAAGACCGCTGGTAAACCAAAAACAGGTGAATCTGCACGTATGAAGGCCAAGCGTAAGTCTTTTAAAGCCCGTCATGGTAAGAATATCAAGAAGGGCAAAATGTCGGCGGCGTATTGGGCCGATAAGGTTAAGTGGTGATGTCTAAAATACAACAGATCCACGAGGTTACGCTAAAAATGGAAGACAAAGAGCTTAGTGCTAAAGATGTATTACTGTTATTAGCTGACCACGAAAATGAATGTAATACGCGGTACGAACGTATTGAAGAGAAACTTTCTGACCAAAAGAAGGTTCTTGAAAAGTTAGACCTACGTATTTGGGGAGTAGCGGGATTAATTGTAGCTACGGCTATAGCCGAGCGATTTGTATGACAATTAGCAGGAGTAATCTGATGAACGAAATGATGAAGCCACCAATGGCAAAGAAAAAGAAGTCCAAAATGCGTCAAATGATGAGTGGTCGTGATGGCAACTCAGCAATGATGGATACAGCCGCCCAGACTAAAAAGAACGAGGAAATGCAAAAGCGTCGCCCTCGTCCAGCACCAATGGAAATGGCTGATGAGCAAGGCATGATGGGTGGCGGTAAAGTCAAAGGTTATAAGTCTGGCGGTCGCGCTTGTGGCACTAAAAAGATGAAGACTGGCGGTAAAGTTCGCGGCGCAGGTTGCGCTACAAAAGGCGTACGTCAGTGTAAGATGGTGTAATGCGAGCGTATTATAAAAAAGGCGGAACGGTGAAGGACGCGTGTTACCACAAGGTAAAGTCGCAATATAAAGTCTTCCCATCCGCCTACGCTTCGGGAGCTATTGCAAAATGCCGAAAGAAAAAGGCAGGTAAAAAGTAATGGCCGTCCGTAAGACAGCTAAAGGAGCCGCGTTAAAACGTTGGTTCAAAGAAGATTGGAAAGACGTACGTACGGGTAAGTCATGCGGGCGAAAGGAAGGCGAAAAAAGAGGCACGCCCTATTGTCGCCCTACAAAAAAGGTGTCGAGCAAGACACCAAAGACCGCGTCAGAAATGACAGCGGCGGAGAAGAAGAGTCGAGTGGCTCAGAAAAAGAAGTTAGGACAACCCGCAGGTAAGCCAAAACGGGTTGCACCACTTAAAAGGAATAAATGATGGCAACATCAGGTACTACAGACTTTAACATGGACTTCACGGAGATCGCTGAAGAAGCGTGGGAACGTGCTGGCCGTGAGATGCGTTCTGGGTACGATCTACGTACCGCTCGCCGTTCTATGAACCTGATGACTATTGAGTGGCAAAACCGTGGTATTAACTTGTGGACGATTGATGAGGGAATTATCAACCTAACGCAGGGTACAGGACAGTATGATTTACCAGCAGATACCATTGATTTACTTGAACAAGTAATTCGTACCAACGCTGGTAACGCAACGTCACAGTCAGATCTCACCATAACACGTATTAGTGTGAGTACTTACGCGTCAATCCCTAACAAGTTAACACAAGGTAGACCGATTCAGGTTTGGATCGAGCGTCTCCGCGATAACCCACGTATTAACGTGTGGCCTGTCCCTGACAGCGACAACTATGTATTTAAGTATTACAGACTCCGCCGAATCCAAGATGCAGGTAACGGTGTTGAGACTGCGGACATGAATTTCCGATTCTTGCCGTGTTTAGTGGCAGGATTGGCGTATCACATTGCTATGAAAGACCCAGAATTAGCGCCTCGTATCGAGATGTTAAAAGCTGAGTACGAGGCTCAGTTTATTTTGGCGGCAGGGGAAGACCGCGAGAAGACGCCATTTAGATTCGTACCGTCAGCGGTAAGGATCTAACGTGTCGAACCGGTTCGCTTCTGATCGCAAAGCAATCGCTGAGTGCGATGTATGCGGGTTTCAGTACAGGCTAAGAGAGTTGCGAAACGTCTATGTAAAGGGGCGAGACACAAACATCAAAGCGTGTACAGAGTGTTGGGACAAGGATCATCCACAGTTAAAACTTGGGATGTATCCAGTAAATGACCCACAAGCAATACGTGACCCACGCCCAGATTATGCGGGGTACGCACAGAGTAGAGGACTGACGGAGCCGGTTAGGTTGTCACCTTCTACAATATTTGTAGGGACAGTAACAGTAACGACTTCGTAGGAGATTACGATGAAGGCACCTAAAGTAACTAAAAACAAAGGCGTACAGCCTTGTGGACACGCGCCGAAGCCTGATATGTCTGGAGTTAAAACTTCTGGCGTTAAAGTTCGTGGTACAGGCGCGGCAACTAAAGGACTGATGGCTCGCGGGCCTATGGCGTAAGATATGAACTACACCGAGTTAAAAACAAATATCCAAGACATTTGTGAAACTACGTTTACAGATGCTCAACTTGATATGTTCACCGATCAGGCCGAACAGAAGATTTATAACACGGTGCAGATCCCTGCGTTACGTAAAAACGTAACTGGAGCATTGACAACAGGTAGCCAATACATCGCGGCTCCAACAGATTGGCTATATGTGTACAGTATCGCAATTATTAGCGCGACGGGTAAATATACATACTTAATCAACAAAGACGTTAACTTTATTCGTGAAGCGTATCCAGTTGAAAGTTCTAATGGAACGCCTAAGCACTACGCTACCTTCGATGATGGTAATTACATTATTGGGCCGTCTCCCGATGCTGATTATCAAGTAGAACTCCATTACGGATACTACCCACCATCGATTGTAACTGCGGGTACAACATGGCTTGGAGATGAGTTTGATTCAGCACTGCTTAATGGCGCACTGCTTGAAGCGGCACGATTCCTTAAATCTGAGCCAGATGTGGTACAGAACTACGAGAAAATGTACTTACAGTCAATACAACTGTTGAAAACGCTTGGAGATGGTAAACTTCGACAAGATACTTATAGATCAGGGCAGGTTAGGATGCCTGTTAGCTAAAGGAGCAAACTATGGCTATTACACAAGCTGTCTGCAATACATTTAAGAAAGGGTTGTTAGACGGAGATATGGATTTTAGTTCAGATACCACGGACGTATATAAAATGGCTCTATATACATCTAGCGCAACTCTGGATTCTACGACTACTGCATACACAACTTCTAACGAAGTAAGTGGTACTGGGTACTCAGCAGGTGGTAACACGTTAACTATCTCCGTTAACCCTACGATTGATGCACCCCGTGCTTACATTGACTTTGCTGATACAAGCTGGTCAAGCGCGTCGTTTACTGCGCGTGGCGCGTTGATTTACCAAGGCACCACGAATATCGCCGTAGCTGTGCTAGATTTTGGTGAAGATAAAACGGTTACAACAGGGACATTTACGGTGCAGTTCCCTAACCCAACAACTACTTCAGCGATCATCCAGATTTCGTAATGGCTGATTTAAACTTCGGGGGAGAAGGGTTCGGAGAACTTACCTTTAACGGCGTAATTAACGCGACCGGAGTTTCTGCTGTAGTTGAGTTAGACCCAACAAGTAACAGTTGGGGGCAAAATCCTTGGGGTGAGGGTCCGTGGGGTGACCCGTATGATTATTTGGTTATCACTACAATAGTTAATCCCACTGGAGTATTTGCAGGGATACAGTTATCGAACCAAACGTTCGTGTATAGTGATGTAGATTTAGATGTTACAGGGTTTACACTAAGCGCAAATACAGCGTATTCCAATGTCTGGGGTAATATACCGATGCCACCAGCCGCTAATTGGACAGATATAATAGTTTAGGAGATAAAAAATGCCTTCTACATACACCGTAAATTTAGGCTTAGAGAAAGTCGCCAGCGGCGAGAAAGCCGGTGAGTGGGGTAATTCTCTTAATACTAGCCTTGATTCCATAGATACAGCAGTTAACGGCGCGGTTGATATAAATCTGCCGGGAACTGGAACGTCTGGTACTCCAAATTACATCAATATTATTGATGGTACTGGAACAGGTTCTTTAGGGCGAAATAAGTACATCAACGTCACTGATAGTGGAGATTTAGGTGGGAGTGCTTATTTAGCGTTATCACCAAATGATGCTGAAAAGATCGCTTGGATTAAGAACAGTTTGTCAGGTAGTCGTGATTTAATTTTGTTCCAAGGAACTTATAACGCCTCAAATGATTTGGTTGTTGCCGCAGGTAAAGCAGTACTTGCAAAGTTTGACGGTGGGGGCGCGGGCGCAATAGTTACTAATGTACTCTCCGATATTGTTATAGAGGGGGCCACTATCAATGGAACTAATACTATCGATGGGGCTACTGTAACGTCGGATTTTGATCTGCCAGATAATACTAAGATCAATTTTGGCACAGGTAACGATCTTCAGATTTACCACGACAATTCATTTGTTATAGATAAAATTGCTTCAACAGCTTCATCAGGTCTACAGGTTAACGCTGATAGCGGGGGGTTTTACTTAAAACATAATACCGAGGATGCTATTCAATCTTCTGTCAACGGCGGTGTACGGTTGTATCATAATAACGTTGAAAAGCTTGAAACTACTTCAACAGGTATAGAATTAACTGGAAATATTAATGGTACTGGATCTGTAGATTTACCGAGTGGGCTTGAATCACAACGACCTTTTTCTCCAACTAAAGGAACAATTCGATATAACTCTAGTGATGAGATGCTTGAGGTTTATAAAGGTAACTATGATACGACCATAAGCGATGCATGGAGACCTATAACTGGGTTTGAGCTTATAACTACAGGTAGTGGTAGTGGTACACTTGGTTTTACCGACATAATACATAAGATAGACCGTGACAGTACGGCAAATGGACGTACTCCATACAGCTATGTGGAGTACAAGTTAGTACTTCAATATTACTCAAGCTCAGACCATGCTTTTTATATATACCCTATATACGTTATAGCGGACGGGGGTTCTGTTTTTACTGCCAGTACTAGTTATTCAATGAATTACACTGGGCGAAACTTTAATAGTTACTACAGTACAACCCAACGGAATCAAACTTATATTTACGTAAACCGTTATGGTGATCTGATTGACGCGTATGCTTCTGTTACTACTTACATAAATTGGACGCATACGTTAAATACTGACAGCGCTCCAATTCATTACAACGGTGGTTCTAGTTATGTCAGTTTTAACTACACTGGAGAGGAACAAATTAGTAACTTCCAAGGCAACACTTTACAACAAGCTGACTATGTAACAATAGGCTTTCGACCATACGTTACTAATGGTACAGCAACGTATGCATGGGCGTTGTACGGGCTAAGACAAGTTCAAACATAAGGATTTATTATGACGGGTTGGTATAAACAAGTAGAGCAGGATGGAGAGCTTGTAGCTGTAGAGATTACAGAAGCAGAACTCCAAGCTGACCAAGACGCGGGGTATGAGCAATCAATGCGAGATAGACGAAATTCTTTGCTAGTAGAAACTGACTATCTATTTTTTAGCGATAGACCCGCCGCAAGCCAAGCAATGATAGACTATAGACAAGCATTGCGGGATCTACCTGAATCTGACGGATGGCCCACAAACATAACGTGGCCTGAACTACCCGCAAGTTAGAATTACTGGAGGAATAACCAATGGCGTCTACATATACTACGAACCTTGGTATTGAGAAGATCGGTACGGGCGAACAATCAGGCGCTTGGGGAACGACTACCAATACTAACTTTGATTTGATTGACCAAGCGGTCAATGGGGTTGCAACCGTAACACTACCCGCTACTGGTAGTGATGTGTCCCCTAACGTCATCGACGTTAACAACGGGACAGTATCTAACGGGCGCAATAAGTTCATCGAGTTTGACGACGGCGGTGATCTTGGCGGTACAGCGTACGTACAACTAACACCTAACGATGCAGAGAAAATTGTTTTCGTGCGTAATAGCCTTACGGCTTCCCGTAGCATTTTGATTTTCCAAGGCACATATAACGCATCAAACGACTTTGAACTACCTGCTGGTAAAGACGCGGTAATTAAGTTTGACGGGGCCGGTGCTAGCGCAACTGTTACTAACGTATTCGACAATATGCTGATCGGTACGTTGGACGCGACTAACATCACATACGAGCTTTCATACAACGCGCAGACAGGTACTACATACACGTTCGTGCTTGGCGATCAGGGCAAACTAGTCACTCTAGATAACGCATCTGCGATTAGCGCAACTGTCCCACCTAATTCATCTGTCGCGTATCCGATTGGTACAAAGATTGATTTGTTGAACAAAGGCGCAGGTCAAGTCACTGTCGTCGCGGGGGCGGGTGTAACAGTTAACACAGCACAAACCTTGTTGCTTCGCGCTCAGTGGTCAGCCGCTAGTTTAATTAAGCTAGACACTGACACTTGGGTAATCGTTGGAGATTTGGAGGCGGCGTAATGCTAGATATAGGCATCGTATCTTCGTCAAGATTATCTGCTCTTGAATATACAATACAACTCCTCATAGTTGGCGGAGGCGCCGGTGGCGCATCAGGTCTAGTCCTAAGCCCCGTGCCGGGTAGTGGGGGTAGTAGTACTTACTTTCTTAATGGTGGCGGGGGCGCTGGCGGACAAGCTGTATATATCTACAATATAGATGTTGTAGCTGGTAGAGATTCGATTTCAAATATTACTGTTGGTGGTGGTGGCTCGTTTGGTGCAAATGGAGGAACTTCTCAAGTAAATATTGTAATTGATAGTGTATCTACTACATATGGCGCTCGTGGTGGCGGTCAACCGGGAAATGGTAACACCAACGGTCAATCAGGAAACAATCCCGCCGGTGGCGGCGGTGGAGGGTTCTACTCTTCCGGCAGTGGTGGCGGTGGCTCTGGCCCGAGCGGATTTTTTCTATTCTCTTATAACGCAAGTGGTGGCTTTGGCGGCTCTTCTGGGGGCAACCCCAATCTTGGTGTTCGCGTTATGGGCGGTGGTGGCGGCGGAGCGTCGTATACTAATTACGATCTAAGAACATCATCTACCTCCACTTATGGTAATAATGGTAATAATGGTGGTGTTGGTGGTGCTGGCCTTGGCGCTGGGGGGTTAAGCTCATCTATTAGCGGGTCTACTATTACATATGGTGATGGCGGTAACGGCGGTAGCTCCACTGGTGGAAGTGGAAGTAACGGCACTAATGGTACCGGCGGCGGCGGCGAGGGTGGTATTGGTCATTCCAACGGCGGTAGTGGAACTATAATTATACGGATGCCTACCGCTAATTACTCAGGTACTACAACAGGGTCGCCATCAGTTTCAACTGTCGGGTCTGACACTATATTGGTATACAACAATGTTCCCCTTATCGGGTCGTATACGGCGTGATCTTTGAAGCCATAGCCGCAATCAAAATAGCGAATGAGGCTATTGGCGCAATCAAAGAGTTTGCCGGACACTGCCAATCGGTCGGTGAGATGGGCAAAGACCTTACGAAACTCGCTGATGCCAAGGAAGAAATTGAAAGAAAGGCCAAAGATGGAGACATGGAAGCGTTTTGGGCCTTAGAAGACATCAAAAGACATGAATATGAAGTAAAACAAATGTTTATCTACGCCGGTCGTCCGGGGCTTTGGGAAGATTACGTCAAGTTCATCGATAATCGAAAAATGATGAAACGGAAGGCTGAAGAACGTGAAAGAGCTAAAAAACTGGCTCGCAAAAAAGCCCTCAAGGATGGACTCACTTATGGGCTTGTTGGCGTTGCTATTCTCGGTGTTGTGGGCGGGGCCGTGGCCTTATTACTGTATCTTATTAGTCTTAGAGGTAAGTAACTTATGACAGAAGAAATGCAAAAATATGATCTTAACGGTGACGGTGTTTTAGATGTTGAAGAACGTAAGATCATGCTGGAAGATATGCGTCGTAAAATGTTGGATGACGATGCCCAGCGCGATTCGATTCGTAAAATGGCTTGGTTTGCTCTTATTGGTCTTTTACTGTATCCATTTGGGATTTTTCTTGCTGATGCCTTTGCTATGGGTACAGCCGCTCAACTAATCGCTGACATCGCACCGACGTATTTTGCTTCAATTGCCGTCCTTGTATCAGCATTTTTTGGTAGCGTGGCTTTAGGCGCTAAGAAAAAAGAACAATGACATGAAAACGTGTCAATACGTGTACAAGAACCACGAGTACAAAACTGATTGTGGGGCCGTACTTTTATTTCGCCCTGCGCGAACTTGTGAAAAATGCGGGCGTAAGGTCGAGGAGAAAAAATAATGCTAAATATGCTTATTGGACCTGTAACTAACCTTCTAGATAAGGTAATTGAAGACAAGGACCAGAAAAATGCATTGGCTCACGAAATTGCAACATTGGCGGAAAAGCAAGCCCATGAAGCGGCTATGGCGCAGGTATCAGTCAATCAGGCAGAAGCAAAACACAGATCCATCTTTGTCGCAGGATGGCGGCCATTTATCGGATGGACGTGCGGGTTCGCGCTTGCATACCACTTTGTGGTTGCTCCACTTATTTTATTTGGAGCTGGTTGGGCTGGTGCAGAGATACCTAAGCTCCCTACGTTCGACATGGACTCGTTAATGACTGTGCTCCTCGGGATGCTAGGTCTTGGCGGGATGAGAAGTTTTGAAAAAGCAAAAGGGTTAACGAAATAATGTATCAACTCTCACAAAGATCTTTAGATAAGTTAGAAGGCGTGGACGAGCGTTTGGTTAAGGTTGTATGTCGTGCTATTGAGATCACTGACATTGATTTTGGCGTAGTGCAGGGGTTACGTACAGAAGAAGAGCAGAAGGCTCTAGTCGCAAAAGGCGCGTCTAAGACGATGAAGTCTAAACACCTTGAAGGCCGTGCTATCGATTTAATGGCTTATGTAAACGGGCGCGGATGCTGGGAATTAGCTGTTTACGACAACATCGCGGACGCTATGCAACAGGCCGCTACTGAAGAAGGTGTACAGATTCGTTGGGGAGCCGCTTGGAATATACCTGATATTCGCGGATGGGACGGCACAATGGAAGAGGCAATGAACTATTACGTTGATGTACGTCGCGCCGAAGGTAAACGCCCATTTATTGATGCCCCACACTTTGAATTGATGGATTAAGCAACCCCTCCTACGGGAGGGGTTTATGAGGGAATGCTAGTAAAACTAGCATACTCAGATTACTTAATAGATAATCAAAGGTAAACATATTTAGAGGTGCGTATGGATACTGTAGACAACGAAATTACATCGGCTGATTACATTGCTCCTATGTGCCCAGAGTGCCAAACAGAACTCACAAAAACTGAGACTCGTGACGGCATTTGCATTGAGTGCGGAGCAATTCTTGGATTTCGTCAAGATGTGACGGTTACGGTGAACCCGCTACCACCATTATTCTCGGAGTCAAATAGCTAATGCTTCAGTTATTAAAGTTTGCCCCCGGCGTAAACCGCGAAGGCACCCGATACAGCGCCGAAGGCCGGTGGTATGACTGCGATAAAGTGCGGTTCCGTAAAGACCTACCAGAAAAAATTGGTGGGTGGCGTTATCTCCTACTAACATCTTTCCAAGGAGTCTGCCGATCTATTTGGAACTGGGTGACGTTAGGTAACGCCAGTATTATTTCTTTAGGTACAAACCTGAAGTTTTACTTGGAGACGGGGAATACGCTTTACGACGTTACACCAATCCGTGCAACTAGCGCGGCTGGCGATGTGACTTTTGCGAGGGGGCTTATCGGCTATCCATTTATTATAGTTACTCACGTTGGACATGGGGCACTTGCGGGGGATTTTGTAACTTTTAGTGGCGCGGTGTCTCTTGGTGGTAATATTACCGCTGATGAATTAAATAAAGAATTTCAAATACTTACTGTTAGTAACGCCGATACTTATACGATTGTAGCGGATGTTAACGCGGATAGTTCAGATACGGGCAATGGTGGAGCATCTGTTGTTGGTGAGTATCAAATCAACACTGGCGCTGAGTTCGCTGTACCGGCTATTGGTTGGGGCGCTGGTGGTTGGGGCACAGGTACTTGGGGTACAGGTACAAGTTCTAGTAACCCACTTCGTTTGTGGAGTCAGTCTAACTTTGGTGAAGATCTTGTATTCGGACCTCGCGGGGGCGGACTATACACATGGGATGCTAGTGGGTCTGTTAGTACTCGCGCAGTAAATGTATCAAGTCTTGGTGGAGCTAGTAACGTACCCACAATACAGAACTTTATTCTTGTTTCTGATATTAGCCGGTTTGTATTTTGTTTTGGCTCTAACGACATTGGTTCGGCAGACCAAGATCCGATGCTTGTACGATGGTCAGATCAAGAGAGTCTAGTAGACTGGACACCCGCATCAACTAACCAAGCAGGTAGTTTGCGACTATCGCGTGGTAGTGAGATTGTTGGTGCTAAACAAGCACGCCAAGAGATTCTTGTATGGACTGATTCTGCTCTGTATTCGCTACAGTACCAAGGAGCACCGACTGTATGGGGTGCACAAATTGTTGGGGATAACATATCAATTGCTTCTCAAAACGCCGTGGCGTATGCGAATGGGGTAGCTTACTGGATGGGGCTTGATAAGTTTTATATGTACAACGGTACGTCAACTCCACTACCTTCAGATGTACGTCGTTATGTGTTTAATGATTTTAATCAACTGCAATACGACCAAGTGTTTGCGGGTACTAACGAAGCCTTCCATGAAATTTGGTGGTTCTATTGCTCTGCTGAATCTACTGCTGTAGACCGTTATGTGGTGTTTAACTATCAACTAAATGTTTGGTACTACGGCAATCTCGCACGCACTGCGTGGTTAGACTCCGGTTTGCGCGATTACCCACTAGCTACTACATATAATGGCGTATTGGTTGAGCATGAAGTCGTCGTTGACGACGAGGAAACCACAACACCCGCACCGATTGAGGCGTACATTGAGTCTGCCGATTTTGATATTGATCAGGGTGATAAGTTAGGTTTTGTGTGGCGTATCCTGCCCGACATTACGTTTGATGGGTCTACAGCCAGTGCTCCCTCTGCGGTATTAGAGCTTGAGCCAAAACAAAACTCTGGGTCTGGTTACAACGACCCTAAGTCAGAGGGTGGTAGCTCTAGCGGTACTGTGACACGTAGCTCTACTGTTCCTGTAGAGCAGTACACACAACAAGTCAACGTGCGGGTACGCGGGCGACAGATGTCATTTAAAATCTCTTCAGATGGTGAGGGGGTTAAGTGGCAAATAGGCACTCCTCGTATGGATATTCGACCTGACGGGCGTCGGTAATGGCTAACGAGCTAGAGCGTGTAGCACCTCCAGCCCTGCCGATTCCAGAGCAGGAATATTCCTCGTTCGGGCAAGGCACGTTGATGAACGTGCTACGTCTGTTCTTTAACCGCCTGACCAATGTGGTGTCTAACATCACGTCTGTCGATGATGGTGGTAAATTCTTATATATGCCCCGTGGGTTATTCTACAGCACAACCGCACAAACAGCGGCGGCAACTAACACTGGATACCCCGTAGAGTTTGAGAATACGTATATTGGTAATGGCATAAGTATTGGCGGTGTAGATAACACAAGAATCACAGTATCTGCTGACGGCGTGTATAACTTCCAAGTGACGCTAATGACTCAACATACCAATTCTTCAGATGTGGTTGTCTGGACTTGGATTAACCAGAACGGCACTGATGTGCCATACGGCGCCAAAAAACAAACAATCAAAGGCAACTCTGATCAGCCTATCTATTGGAACTTTTCAATCGATGTGCAAGCGGGGCAGTATATTGAGATGTATTGGGCAACAGATGACCTATCACTTAGCCTACATACAGAAGCCGCCACAGCACCTCATCAGGGTATCCCTTCTGCTGTAGTTGCGGTATCCTTCGTAAGTAATCTGTAGGGGGCGGCATGAAACTCAACGAAAAACAAACTAAAAAACTAGCGGAAGCCACTACTAAAAAATTGCCGTTTGAAGAGATCATACGTAAAGACGCAAAAACGAACGGGCAAGACCCAGACACAGCGGCAGAAATTACGGCAGTTATGATACGCAGATATGGGTTTACGCCTATACGGGCTAACAACACAGTAGCTATGTATAAATCTAAAGCTGACGACCCAGAAACAGTTATATATTCTTTAGTAAATGCGGACCCAACAAAACTCCATATAATGAATGTATATGCGTTGCTAGCGGCTTTTAAAGACATGGATTTTGCCGAAGCAATAACTTTTTTTGATGACGGGCGCAAAGGGTATGGAGCTTTTTTCCCCAAATATTTTTCTGAATTAGGGGAGATAGAGGACTCTGAGATCCCCGAGTTTGGTGATTTTCAACTGACAGTAGACCTCGACACCTTTGGAAACGAAGAGGAAGCCGCATAATGGGTTGGTTTACTGACAATATACTTGGAATAGATGATTCCGGTGGTATTACTGGAACCACTAAAAAAATTCTTGACGATGTAGTGGGTCTTGATGATTCTGGCGGTATCGTAGGTTCGGTATCTGAAACCCTTGCAGATCTCGATGATGGGGTTCGCAGTGTATTGGCCGATGATACCGTCGTTGCTATTACAACAATTGTATTAGCTTCAAACCCAGCAACCGCACCTTTTATACCTATATTCCAAGGCGCAGTTACTGCTTCCCGAGGCGGAGATCTCAAAGATGTACTCACTAGCGCCGCTAAATCATATGTAGCTCAACAAGTTGGGCAAGAAGTAGGCGCCGCTGTTGAAGCAGAAGCTGGAGCCGCGTCAGTAGCCGCTGAGTACGGTGGGAATATGGGCGCCGAACAAGCGGCTCAGTTGTATGCACAAGAAGCAGGGCTTGGTACAACGTCCGCTCTAGTTGGATCTACGTTTGGTCGTGCTTTTGGGTCAGCCGCCGCCGCAGGTGTTGTTGGTGGGGATATTCAAGAAGCCTTTATTGCAGGTGGCATTGCGGGAGCGGTTCCACAGATATTAATGAATGTAGACGGGTATCAATCTTTAAGTACTCCCGCACAAGATGTAATTGCTTCTTCCGTAGGTTCTGCTCTTCAAGGAGCGGAGTTAAATGGTGTAGAAATAACAAAAGCGTATCTAGCTAGCGTCGCTAGAAACGCGCAAGTTACAACTGATGCAGTTAACGAAGCAAGCGCAGAGATGGGGTTGACTGAAGATCAACAAACGTTTGCTACAACTGTAGTAAGTTCAGCAATTTCAGCGGCAATTAGTGGTCAACCAATAACAGAATCTGTAGCACAAACGTTAGCTAAAAACGCTTTAATGGATTTAGGTGACCAACTAAAAGAAATTAGTAAGCAAAGTTGGGATAAATTATCTGGAGATTACGACGCCGCTGAAGTCGCAACCAATAATTTACAGCAACAGTTGAATAATCAACAGGCGTACATTAAAGAAAGAAACACTCTAGCCAACACAATTAATGCTCAAGCCGACAGAATTAACAATGAACTTATACCTTGGGCAGAGGACGGGAGAGCAGGGTATGCAGAGGGTAGATATGGGTTTGAAGACGCGAACAATACTATTGAAGTAACAAATGCGGCAATCGCAGACTACAAAGCTAATTTAACAAAACTAGAAGGAATGGATTCTGAGATTAGTGGGTTTGCAGATGCTCGTGCAGAGTCACTTCTTGCTTATACTGAAGCCGTTGAGAATCTAGCTGGCACATACGAAGAGTTTTACGTTGAATTTGACCCTGTATTTGAGACTGTAAATCGCAATATTGCCACATCAATGGACCCACAGTTTGACGATGCAATTTACAATGAAGTTTATAAAGACGAACTTCTTGAAACGGGGATGACTGCCGCAGAGCATTGGCTAAAAGTGGGGCAGTACAATAATTATGTAACAAAAGCGGAAGACATCGATGTTGCGAAACAAAACGAGTTTAACCGCATATTAAATGAATACGCTGATTCCGAAGGTATTTCTTTAGCGCAACACTTCATCCCTCGTGTTAATAACTACATTAAAAAAACATCTTTGTCGGATCTTAGGGCAATAGATGGCGCGGATGGTTGGGATACTATTAAGAGTGGTTTAGGTATTACGTCTACGAGCAGTTACTTTACCCCTAGAAAAGAAAGCACCAGCCGACAACTCAAACTGCCAGAACTACAAGAAGGAGAATTTGCGGCGGATTACCGGCTTTGGTATGACAATATGGGTAATCTCACATATAAAAATGTCGCCGACATCCCTACGATGGCAGACAAGTGGAGTCCAACTGTCGGAGATAACGCCGATGTAAATTATGTCGGGCTTACAAATTACGAAATAGATACTGTAGATCCAACACGTATTAACTCGTTACTTGATTTTATTGGTACGGACGTAGTCTTTGACAAACGTGAACTAGAAAAGCTTGGCTTACCCGACGATGTTATTGGTGCTCTTACGCCTGATGTTTATGAACCAGAAGGTATGGTAATAGAAATTATTATACCGAACGAATCCGAAGAACCGGTTCTTTATTACAAAGACGGCGAACCTGTACTAGACACCAACGGCAACGTAGTTTCACTTCAGGACGTAGTTAAATCAGGTCTATCTGTTGCGGACCAAAATACAGTGCGCTCTGAAGGGGATTCTTACGGCAAATACCTTGATCTAAACCCTGAGAAATATCTAGAGAGCGCAATGAAAGCCTACGAAAACGGTGCGTATCTAGATGCGGCGACTATTACAGCAATTGAAACTATAAGTACTGTAGCTGAAGGCGCTAAAACCCTTGGGATAGTTGATGGCGACACAGATGCAGACTCTTTCGCCAGACAAGTCGTAGGTAATAGCCTACGAGCCGGTGGAGGTATACTAGAATCAGTTAATGGTATGGCTATAGGTGTAGCTAATTATCTCGCTGAAGAAGGTGTTGACCCGTCAACTACACCCCTTGGGCAGTTTGCCAAAGACTTAGTAGGTTTAGGTGCTAATGTAAATACACAAGAATATAAAGATGCTGTCAAAAGCATGAAGACGAAAATAGGGGAAGCTAAAGGATTTGAAGATACTGCATTAGCCATATGGCAAAGCTTTGACCAAATGCCAGTAGAGTTTCTTGCAGAATTTGTCGGGGTAGAGGCGATGCAAGAAATCGTACCACTTCTTGTAGGGGGCACTGTTGGTACGGCTAGTAAGGGACTTGCACTAGCTAGTGGCGCGTCCAAAAAATACGCTAATTTGATCGGGTTAGAAGCGGCTATTGGTTCGGCAAGAGCAACGGATGTTATGGAAGCATTTGGCGCTACCTATGCTGATACTTATCAAGAGTCGTATAACTTATTACTTGGTAACGGGTATGCTCCCGAAGAAGCGGCGCAAAAAGCCGCAGAAATGGCCGCTAATTCTGGTGTTGTAGCTGGGAGTATGTCGCTTTTAACTATGAGTGTAGGCGGCGACCTATTAGAAAAGTCTATATTAGGTGACGCTTTTAAAGACACATCAAAAGAGGCCGCTAGAAACGCTATCAGAGAACTGTCCTCTCGGGCGGCAAAAGGGGCGGTTGTCACTGTAGGTGAAGGCGTATCTGAAGGTATTGAGGAAGGTGTTACTCAATTATTCAGTGAAGCGCAATACTATAAATTAGACCCTACACGTGACATATCGGGTAACTTGGCGGCGGCTAGTATATTAGGAACCATTGCCGGTAGCTCTATTGCCGGTGGAACGTACACCGCAGGGCAAGTATACGACGCAGGAAAGAGTGTTGCTGACAAAGTTATTCTTTCAAACCCTTCTGTAACAGACTACATATCCAATAGCCTTGTTCTTGGTGATAAATCCGGTATTGAAAAATTTGCCGAACTTAGTGAAACCGGAAAGAAAAACTTAGGTTTTTACACGGAACTACTAAGCACTACTACTGGGCTAGGTTACTTCGATCTTGTAGATACGATGATCGATATAAACCCTTCTTTAGAAGGTAAATTAATAACTTCTGACGTTATTGCGAATAATTTATTACAAAGAGAGATTGATACAAGAGCAGAATACGGTTTCCCCGAGTTGACCGAACAAGAAACAACCGCCCTCCTGCAAGGCTATAAAGATAAGTTATATGCTGACGACTATTATCTTAGCTCAACTGGGAGAGAACGTACGGACCCTGCTTTAGAGGCTTTAATTGCTAGTACTGCTCAAGGCGCTTTCGTTATTGATCCAAGCAACGAAAATCATGTATCAGATGTAATAGACAATAGCGGCTATCAAACATACACGTACGACGCTACATTGCCTGATGGCGACTCAGTAACAAATTATGCGCCAATATTTAATTTCATAACGGAAGATAAATATAATCAGTGGGAAAATATACCAAACCGAAAGGTAGAAAATAATATTATAAATCTATTTGATAAAGAACAAAGCCAAAAAAACTTAACGATAGATTTAATAAATACATTTGAATCTGTTGGTATAACACCTACTATTAATGATGTTTATCAATCAATCAAAAATATTATCGGGACGGATGCTTATTTAGGTGCAAGTATAGGTAAACAAAATTTATTTACTGACAAATGGAATTCACTACCCGGCTATTTAGTTACTTTTTTTGATAGTGAAAACCCATTTATATCCAGTACTACTTCATATAATGATGCAGGTACACTAACAGACACTTACACCATACAAGGCATACCTCAGAAGGTAAAAGATGTTATTACTACACTAGGTGGTATAACCGATGCCGACGGTAATTCAGTCTTCCAAAACGCTGATTTTTTAACTGACGCGGGTATGTACCTTTACGATGGTATAAACCCCAATGATAGGTCCAAAAGCGAATCTTACGCAAAGCAAGCGGCGCTACCAATCTTAGGACTTGCGATGGGGGATGATGTTTCCTTCTTTGACGCTACAATTGATACTCAACTAGAGGCGCTTGATTTCACATTTACAGATACCGCCAGCAATTTTGTAACAAAAATATTGTCAGGTAAAGCTGATGGGACTTCGTACACTGTAGATGAGATTACTACACTAGCTAATTCTGATTTTGCGCCGTACATGGACACAATAAACTCACTTAAAACAGGAGAAGATGTAGCCAATTCGATTAGGACTTTAGCTAAGGACGCCGCATCACAACGAATTGCCGACCTCAAAGGAATCGAACTTACTGAAGATACAGTTAGTGAGATATCCGCTGACCCTAGATTTGCTTCTTACGTTAACGAATTTGTACGTGGGTTACAAACTTTTGCACCCGGTGTTAACAAATTTGCAAACTCTTCTGCAAATGGAGTTACTTTATCTGGGATGAATTCGTTAAGTAGTAATAGGGCGTATGTTGATACAACAACCCTAAACGACTTAGAAAGTTATTTCGCTAACTACGACAGTGCTCGCGCTAGGCTTCTTGATTTAGGCATTGACTATTACAAGTTGGATGTTGATGAACGGGCAAAAGTGTTCCCTACCGCAAGCTCTTACACTGTTAGAAAAGGGTTGGGGACCGCAGGGGTAGACGGCTCTGTCAGCAGTGCAGATTCTCTTGGGGGGTATAGTACGGCTGTACTAAAAGATTCAGCCCCGTATGCAATAAAAAATTACATGAAAACTAACTACGGATTCGTACCTACTGACGAACAGTTGGCTTCATTTAGCGCGTCGTTTGATGGGCGTTTACCTACAGTATCCGAGTTAGGCTCTGTTGATCAGTTTATTGATTCAATTACTGTAACCCCAGATGAGATACGCGCAGTTGCCCTAGAGGAAGGTCTAACCGACATCACTGGATACGACGAAACAATACAAGGTAACGAAGACGAAATATTAGCGCAACTCAGGGCAGAATTTGATCCTCAATTTACCACTGAAGAAGAAGCTAGGCAGTATTTCGCTGATCTCGGGTTTACACCTACTGACGAGCAAGTATTGTCGGCGGTTGGAGATACAGAAGAAAACTCTAACGCTAAAGTAGTTGCCGCTGTTGATGCAAACCGCGTTACTAAAGAAGAAGTAATGGCGGAGTTTGAACGATTAGGTTTCAGCGCAAACGAGCCGAGATTTCCAACTAGCAAAACAGGCAAGTCAATTACAGAACAACTAGCTGATCAATTCGTTGGAGATCGTAACCAAGAAGCTACGTTTGTAGAAATGATGAACTTTGTTGCAGAGCGACAAATTGATTTTGACGACGTTATAGAAGAACTCGGTCCAGAGTTCGACGACCCTGCTACTTATGACTTTATTAACGACCTTTTAAGCAAACGGCTGTCTACTACGGATGTAGGGCAACTTGGTAATTATTCTTTAACTGGAGAAGGGGACAATAAAACTTTATCGTTCGCTAATACTGACGACTTAAAAGAGTTTGTAGATTATGCAAAATCTACAGCACAAAACTTTGTGGTAACTACAGATGACATTAAGGCTAAACTAAACGATGCGGGCATTCTTGATCAGTATACTGATGACGATATAGCGGCCCTTAAACAACGCTACAGCGGATTTGCAGGAGACCGTACTTACAACAGCAATAGTAGATCTACCTACATATCCAAAGAATCTATAGGCGACGTTCCTTATGGGCGAGTTAATAATGAAAATTATTTGCCTACTGACGCGGGGTATTTTAGTGACCTTGACCGGTTTATCGAATACGCACGTGTTAGATCACCCGGCTATATAAGAGAGCAACTAACAAACGCGGGCGTTAAAAACGTAACAGATGAGATGGTGCAGTCTGTCTACGAGCAAGTTAAAGTTGACCCCACCATCACAGAAAAACTTCCCATATATGTTAACAATTTGTTAGCCCCAATCATAGCTGACAACACTGTAACTCGTGCCGATGTAGATTCTTTCCTTGAAGATAAATTTGCTAGAAGAACATACGCCGCACAAGAAGAAAATCAGTTACAAAAAATAGTAACTGCTCTCATAGGCAATGACGCACGAGTGGAACTTGAGCGAGAAATGGTAGACATTACAAAGGGTATTACCCCGAGTCGTGTTTATTATGACATTCTTACAAACTCAGGGTACACCGATCAAGAAGTAAAAGCCGCTTTTGATACCGCTTTCCCAAGAGGGGTTAGTGAAGTAAGAAGCGACTTAGAGGCGGCGGGATACACGTCGCCCGATTTATATATCGTTGCGGATGAGCTTGTTAATAGTAACCCAACTGAAGAAGACATAATTAATTATGTTACTGAGCGTACTGTAACTAAAGAAGACATCGATTTTATTGCCGCGCTAGAAGGAATTAGCCCAGAAGACACCGAACAGTTTTATGAACAGTATGTTGGGCAAGTAGCAGATCGTAAAGGTAAAGACCCCGTTTTGTCTTCTATACAGGCTATTTTAGATAATAACGCTTTTACTCCAGAAGAAATTAAAGCGTATTTTGCAGAGCGCAGGTACGATGCAACAGAAGAAGAAATCGCGCAGTTTGCTGGATATTCAGGACCACAAACAAACGCTAAAAAAGCTGAAATCCGTCAAGAAATATCTGATTACGTTGATCCTCGCCAATTAACCTATAGCGATATATCCAGTATTTTCCTTGAAGAAACCGGTATTGGGAGTATGAGTGACTTTCAAACCGCTGAAGAATATCAATCGTTTTTAGCGTTACGCGATCAACTTATAGACCAATACGCCGATGCTGTACAAGGCGACCCAGATTATATCACTGGCTTAGAAGCCGATGCACGTCAATTTATTGATCAAAACTACACTACGTTAGACGAAGCCAAGCAGTTCTTTACCGATGCGGGCTATGACTTTACCGACGAAGAGGTGCTTAGTTACATTGGCGGGTTTAACGAGGATACTCAAAAGACCGCAATTAACGAATATGTTGACCCTCGTGTAGTTACTGAAGCAGAAATTCGGGCCATTGCCGAAGCAGAAGGTATTACATTTGAAGAAGCAATGGCGGAAGCGTACATCGGGCAAGGTACAGATGCAGACTTCCAAGCACAACAAGAAGCGGCGGCACGGGCTGAGTTTGATCCACTTGCTACTACACTTGATGAAGCTAAGGACTTCTTTGCAAGTACAGGTTACACAGCAACAGCAGAAGAAATCGCGCAGTTTGTAGCATCTAAAGCTGAAGAAGAACAGCAGTCTGCTATCGGTGCATATGTTGACCCGCGCCAAGTAACAGAAGCGGAAGCATCTCAGTTCTTACAAGAGCTTGGGTACACAGCCACACCAGAAGAAGTTGTACAATTTACTGGACAAGTTAACGACGAGACGTTCCAAAGTACGACACAAACACAAGTCGGTGAGTATGTTGACCCCCGCATGGTGTCTGAAGATGAAGCTCGTCAATTCTTCGCCGATATGGGTTATACACCTACTGATGAGCAGGTGCAGGAATTTATCGGGCAAGTTAGTGAGACTGAACAAGCCGACAACATCAGCAAATACGTCGATCCACGCCAAGTTACAGTAGATGAAATTTCAGCAATCGCGGCGCAGGAAGGACTTACATTTGAAGAAGCAATGGCTGAAGCCTATATCGGTCAGAGCGAATCAGCAGACTTCCAGACCGAACAAGAAACAGCCGCCCGTGCCGAGTTTGATCCACTGGCAACAACTTTAGACGAAGCGCAAGAGTTTTTTGCGAGCACTGGATACACTGCGACACCTGAAGAATTAGCTCAGTTTGTAGCATCTAAAGCCGAAGAAGAACAACAAACCGCCATTGGTGAGTATACTGCACCACGTATAGTTACCGAAACAGATGCACAACAATGGTTTGCTGACCTTGGGTACGATGCGACAGAAGAAGAAATCGCGCAGTTTGTTGGTCAAGTCAACGATGAAACATATAAGACACAACAGCAAACAGCTTTAGGTGAGTACGTCGATCCACGCATGGTAACAGAATCAGAGGTGCGTCAAGCATTTGCTGATGCAGGGCTTGCAAACCCAACACAATCTGATGTTCAAGCTCTTATGGGGCAATACGAACAAGAGTTGCTATCAGGCAAAATCAACGAAGCACTTCCAAACGCTCAATACAATGCACTGTATGAGTTGGTACAACAAAACATTAATAACCAAGGCGGCATTTCTGATGAAGAATTAGCGGCTATTTCTAATCTTATTGGTAAGCCAACACAAGACGTTAACGACACGGATATTGATTTTGTAACTGACTTGATCGCACAACAAGAAGTGCTGACAGAACCAATGACGTACACACCAGAGCAATTAGGTTATGACGTTACTGGTGACGGCATTATCGATTCAAATGATTTGTTGTTAATGCAACAAGCACAGCAAGGACAAGAAGTAGAGTTTGCACAGGACTCAAAGTTTGCTCAACCAACAGGAATATATGATACTGTACAGGACGTACAAACAAATTTAGAGCAACAGTTAGAGCAACAGTCTGAACTTCAAACTGAACGCGACTTGCAACAAGAGCAACAGTTAGACCAGACAAGGGATTACTTAACAGAAGGCATAAATGTATTAGGCCAAACATTAGGTAATGTGGGTACCAGCACGCAAAACTACTTGCGTAAAATGGAGCTTCAAAATTTGATAGGTCAAGGATTCTTTGATTCATCTAAAGTTGATGTAAAAACCCCTGACCCAGCTAAAATCGGGTACTTATATGATTTTGAAAGCATATTTGCTAACCCGCAACAAGCGGCTATGTTCCCGTCTCCTTATGCTAAGGGTGGGTATGTAGATGACGACGAAGATGAGCTATACAAGCTCCTTGGAGATTAACGATGGCAGAAGAAACTGAAACTAGTTGGTGGGATACCGCAGGTGATTGGTTAAGCACTGGATGGGATTTTGTATCCGATGCTTTTACTACTGACGATGGCAGTTTGGATATGTCCACTATTGCTGGGCTAGCTAGTGGAATCGGCAGTATTGCACAGTCTGCTGGGTGGTTAGATGGTACGTTTTTAGACAACAACAAACCTGTTGGCTACCAAGGTAAAGCTGAAAAGAAAGAACTTGTACGTAGTAGAGTACCCAACACTTACGACCCGAATCGTCGTCCGGGCAGTGGTGGACAGCGTTATTTCAGCCAATCTTATTTTGGACAGGGCGATGAAATCCCTGCACTAAGAGATCAAACTATTTCAGAAGCGCAAGGATACGAAATGCTTAATAAAGCAAATCCAGCGCAAGAGATGCGTTCTACCCCTGCTATGGCACAGGGCGGCCCTGTACAAGGTTATTTTGGCGGTGGCGGTATACGCCAATTAAGAAGAGGTATGCTCCCAACAAATACACAACGCCAAGCGATGCCAAACCCCGGCACAAGTAACCCAGATAACCCCGCGCTTTTACAACCTAACCAACCAGCTGGTATTTCAGGGTTAGCGCGGCAATACCAACGTACAGGTGGTAACCCGTTTAACTCAACAGGGGTACAAACTAATCAAACTATTACTCCAGAAATGCAAGCAAGAGCGCGAGAGTTAGCTAGGAACCCAATGCCTAGCGCACCGCCGAGTGGACCCCGATACCCTGCTATGATGATGGGTAATGCGCCTACAACACAACGTGAAATGAGTCGCCCACCAATGCAAGCACCTGCACAACCGTCTCCACGCAACTTTGATTTTTCTAGCAGAGGACGCCGTCCTTACAGGTTTGAGAATGGTGGTGAAGTAGCTAACCCTATGAACCGTCAAGACTTAGTGCAGTTGTATGAAACTGACCCACGCGAAGCGTTCCGCATGGTTATGAGCGGTGAAGTTGGTGGCAAGCCACAATCTTTGAGTTACGCACGTACTTATTTAGAGCAGTTAAAGAAAGCGCAAGCGGCTGGACAACTGCCTAGCCAACAGCAACCGCAACAGCAACCAGCACCAATGGGCGCGGGTATGGCACAAGGCGGACTCGCGTCAATGGCTCCCAAAGGATACTACTTAGGCGGTACAACTGACGGTATGGCAGATAAAGTGCCAGCAACTATCGATCAGCAACAACCAGCGGCGTTAAGTGACGGCGAGTTTGTAGTACCGGCAGATGTTGTCAGTCATTTAGGAAACGGCAATTCTAATGCTGGGGCTAAACAACTTTATGGTATGATGGATCGCATCCGTCAGGCACGTACTGGAACAACGCAACAAGGCAAACAAGTAAACCCTAACAAGTTTATGCCAGTGTGAGGTGATATATGGAAGATGATACAAACCCAACACCCGATGTAACTACAGACACCTCAACTGTAGGTGATAGCGCGTCAGGTAAGCAAACAGGTACTGAATCTTCTCTCTCTACATGGGCTGGTGATTATGTTACCGATATGCTCGGTAAAGGTTGGGGCTTATCTGATGCGCCATATGAAGCGTATGAAGGACCATTAACGGCGGGTGAGTCTGACTTACAAACTCAAGCATTCCAAGGCGTTGCGGGCTTAACACTACCTACAGATAAGATGGGCGGCTTTACTCCGGGCACTTTTGATGCGACTACTGCACAGCAGTACATGAATCCGTACTTGCAAGCGGCGCTTGACCCACAGATAGCGGAAGCAAAACGTCAGGCACAGATCCAACAGTTGCAAAATGCGGCGATGCTTACAAAAGCAGGTGCTTACGGCGGTACTCGCCAAGCGGTAATGGATGCAGAATCGCAACGTAACTTGTTATCTAATCTTGCCAATATTACAGGGCAGGGTTATTCACAGGCGTACGACAGAGCGGCGCAACAGTTCAACACTGAACAACAAGCGGCACAAGCGGCACAAGCACTGACAAATCAGTTTGGTTTAGCGGGACTACAAGCATTGGCCGATTTGGGCGGGGTACAGCGTGGTATTGAAGCTGAAGGCGTTGAAGCCGATTACGCACAGTTTGAAGAAGAGCGAGACTTCCCATACAAGCAAGTTCAATATATGCAGTCACTTCTACAGGGTCTGCCATTGGCCGCTCAGAATTACTCATACGAACAACCTAATGCTCTGGCGGAGCTAATGGGTATTGCAAGTGGTTCTGGGGATATATTTGATTTTCTTACAGATTTGTATGGTCAATTTACTGACGACGGCGGTACAGATACTGGTACAGGTACTGGTACAACTCCAGAAGCGGATGAAATAGGTGGCATAGAATGATGAACCAAGGTATCGATCAGCAAATACAACAGAAAGTTGACGCTTACCGTGGTAAGCCAGAGGCACTTCAGCAACGCTATGCTCAAAATAAACAGTTAATTGATCTACTTGCACTTCAAAAACTAAAGTCAGAGAAAGATGCCGCCGCTCGTGATATGCAGATGCAAATGCAACAACAGCCAAGCACTATCAAAGACCAGCTAGAAACCGAAATGGTACAGCGTACCAAGGACGACATGGCTAAACAGCTTGGCGACATCATGCAGAAGAAGCAAGCTGATCAGAAAAAACGTGCTAGCGAAATGGGTATTGCCGCGAACCCTGCGCCGAATATGACGGGTATGGGCATGGCTAACGGCGGTATTGTTGGGTTTGCAGGTCCACAAGGTTCTTACGTTGGAGCGCAAGGTCAATATACCCCGATGCTGAGACGCCCTGCGCCAAGCAACCATATTTATGCATCAGCTATTGAAAGGTTAACTTCAGGAACATCGGCAGATACAGAAGAAGAACGCCGTAATCGCATCAGGACTATTGATGAAATTATTGCCGAAGATTTTGGCGGTTCACGTGCACGAGCTAAACAACGTTTTCTTGAACTAGAAAACAAAGGGCGAGGTAGCGTACGGAATTTAACCCCTGCGGAAGCAAAAGAGTTTGAGTCATTACGTGGTGAGTTTGAAGTTAGCCCAATTAAATCAGGCATAACTTCTTTAGTCCAAGGCGCACAAAGCCTCGGTACACAATTAACTACACCTACTACACAATTAGCAGAGATGGGTACAGATGAAGAAGACCCATATGCAGATCAACCAGAAGTACAACAACCACAAAGACCTCCTGTACCTACAGAAGATGAGACTGATTACTTAGAGGGTGGGCCACAAACCGGTGCTGAAGTAACCCGTCGAGTAGATGAAGCATTAGATGGGCAGGAGCAACCCAGTGGTATTGAGGCTATACAAGCAGATACCATCGCTGTTCCGCAAAGCCAATCGACAGCGTTAAAAGGCGAAGACTACGATCCAAATTACGACGAATCTAATAAGTATCGCGGATTAGTCGAAGATGCGCTTAAAAAAGATATTGCTATTGACACCAACCAAGTTGAACAAGACGCTTACGAACGTTCATTAGGACGTATTGGCTACACTGACGAAGAAAAAGCACTACGTCAAAAACGTATAGACCAACTACAGGCTTTATATGACGAGCGTATGGACCCTAAAAGACTACGCCAAGAAGAAGCTAGAGCGTTTTTAGCGGCGGGAAGTCAAGGTACAGGCGGTGGGATTGGTACCGTATTAGGTAGAGCCTCTCGTGGAGCGGCGGCGGCACGAGCACAGGCGGATAAAGCACGTGAAGGCCAAATCAATAAGTTGATGGGTGTCGAAACTGATCTGATGAAGGAAACTTCTGCACAACGTAAAGAGGCTAGTGCACAGGGTATTACTCGTGCAGGGCAAGCTGAGACACGTAGAGGTCAAGGCATTGAAGGGTTACTCGGTATTTCTGATACTGAAGCAAGAAGAGCAGAACAAGCCGCTGAACGTCTGTTGAAGACCGATATTGCTAATGTTGAACGTGAAGATCGTCAGCGTAAGATGGAACTCGATACGGTAGTTGCCAACGCTAACAATGCGCTGAAGTCCAAGATTGCTACACTTGAGTACGAGTTGGGTAAAGACAAGAACGCTTTAACAAAAGCTTACTATGCCGATTCAAGTCTTCAAGGCCGACAAAAAATACTTAGCGATATGGAAGCACAAGTTGGTAATATTCGTCAGAAATACGATGAGTTCTATGCGGAACAAATTGCTAATCTACAAGCTATGCCTCCAGCAGGTATGACACCTGACCAAGTTAAAGCGCAAGTAGACGCGTTAATAAAAGAGAAGAATAACTTAATAAACGAATCTACTAGTAAGCTAAGAACTTTGATTGACGAGGTTAGGGTAGCCGCTGGTGGTATGGGTATGGTTCGACAGAAATAAGGAAATAACCTATGCGAATGTATAGTGGTGTTGGGCCAGACGGTAAAGAATATGAAATCGCTGGCCCAGAAGGTATTTCCCAAGAGCAGGTCGATGCAGAAATTGCCCGTCAAATAGGTGTTGTTGAAAGAGAAGCTTTCGATAGTTCGCTATCAGAAAGCCAACAAGCACTGATTGATGCTATGTTTCCCGAAGCCGCACCCAAAGAAGCAGGATTCTTTGAAAACGTACTCACAGGACTTGGTGCCGGTGCTACTGGGCTGTACGAATCGGCGGCGTTAGGTATCGCTACCGCGCTTGACGAAGAGAATGAGCTAGAAGTCCGTCGAATCATCCAAGAAACAGCCGATGCGATTGGTCCCGAAGGTGGCGATAAAGACTCTATTGTCTATCAAGTCGCACAGGGCGTTGGTTCTATCCTTGGCCTAGCTCCTACAGCACTACTTGGCTTTGCCGCTATCCCTGTTGGTGGTGTTATTGCCGCGTCAGCCGGTGCCGGTGAAGCATCTGAGCGTGCTCGTGAAGAAGGCGCTAGCGAAGAAGACCGTGGGTCTGCCGCATTTAAAGGTACCTTTGTCGGTGCTACTGAAATTCTCCCACTTGGACGCGTGTTTAGTGCGTTCAAACTACCGTTTCTCCAAGACCTCGCACAAAAAATCGGCCCAGAAGCAGTTAGAGATGGTGGTAGTAGAATTGTTAACGCCGCCGCAACAGGTGGGGTAGAGGCCGCACAGGAAGCTACAGCAGAATTTTTACAGAACGCTATTGAAAGCGGTTATAACCCAGACCAAGAACTTATCGAAGGTCTAGGAGGAGCCGCAGGTATTGGCGGTGCATCCGGTGCTATTGTTGACTTGCTCGTTAATGCGTTTGTTAAAAAAGGTAAAGGCGGAAACATTGAGCCTTCTGACGAATCACAGGAAGTTTTAGGGCTACCAGCACCACAGCCAAAGTTACCCGGTGGCACAGGGTTTCAACCAACAACATTACCAGACGGGTCAGTAGCTAATACCCCAGAAGAATTGATGGCATACCAACGTACTCAACAAGAAAAAGCAACACCTAAGCTACCAAAACCGCCAACAGAAGAAGAGTTGTTTGAACGTGGTGACTTTGAAGAGATTGCTCGCCAACGTGCCCAAGCAGAATCAGGACGCGCAGTATCCCCACCCGAGCCAGATACACGCACGGTAGAGGAAATTGAATCAGAAAAAGTACGCGAGTTAGTATTAGGTCAACGCGACAAAGCCGACACTGAACAAAAGAAAACTGAGCAACTTGCTAGAATAATTCAGCAAGAAGAACAAACAAAAGAAGGCGACTTATTTCCGTTTGAAAAACGTGCGGGTAGAGCGGGGAGAATTGAACAGCCGCGACCACAACAACCACGCTACATGGATCAGCAAACGGAGATCGAAGGCTTAGAGTCCGTACCTGAAGCTGAAGCACGTGCTCAAGCTAGACAACAGATAGAGATGTTTAGTCCACAACGGCAACGTGGTGGCGTACGTCGTGAAGCACGTTTACCCAAAGCCGAAAGTGGGGTGGTGCCGCAAGCAAAACTACGTCAACCACAAAGACGTTTAGGCGCACAGCAAGAGATTCAAATGCCTACTCCTGAACAAGGGGAACTTGTTGGTCCAAGAGGCGGAGTATCACGCCGTACGCAACCACGTACGCAACTTGGCCCGCAACGTGCGGCAATGCCACGGCAAACAGGTGACCAACAACAGTTGCCGTTACCAACAATGCCACAGAGCGGCGCACAGGCGCAGTTATTTGACCAACAGCCAGCTACGCCTCAACAACCGCCTTTAATCCCGTTGCTTGAAATGCCTACAGCGCCACCGTCTGTACAATCGCAGTTATTTGATATGCGTGGGCGAGTACGTAAGAAGCCTCAATTTGAAGCTAGACAACCCGAGAGGCGCCCTGCTACCGCAGTGCAAAAAGAAAAAACGCAAGCACCAGAACCACGTATTGTAGACGATGCTATGATGGCTGAAATGGGGCTAGCGAAGGCGGCACCTATCCGTAAACGTATCCAAGGTAAAAATTTAGCGTTACCCGCAGAGAAGACTTTCGTAGAAACGGAACTCAAGGAACACGCTAAAAATGAAAAAGTTTCAGACCAAACTAAGTTTAAGATTACTAAATTCTTAGAAGGGACTACTGATGAAGCACAAGGGGAAATGTTCGGTCCGCGTGGCGCAGTGCAAGCGAAACTTACCGAAAAACAACAGCAACCCCTTGAGGAGCAGGAAGATGCAGGACAAGCGACTGAAGAACCTCAAAAAGGAAGACGTGGAACTCGCGTTCAAGGTGGTGAAACAAGTCCTAGAAAATCACGAGGGCGTAGAGATACCCGAACAACTGAACAACCTAAGCCGCCGAGAGTGGAGGATACTGAGCGCGACGTTGAGCCTACTAGAGCAAGAGAAGAGCCAGAGCCAACTCCATTAGAGGAGACAGAAGTTGAACAAGTTACCGAGACAAAAGCGGAAGCTCCTAAAGGCCGCAAAGCCCCGCGTAAAGCCAAGGAAGAAACTACCGAAGCCAAGCAAGAAGTAGCGAAGAAAGATGAGCGTGATCCAAAAGCCGTTGCGGCTATGGAAACTAAAGCGCGGGAAGTTATAGAAGAAACCAAACAAGAAGCCCCGGCGCCAGCGGAGTCTACTACTACACCAAAAGAAGTTAAGACAAAAGATACGACTGAAGCTGGTCCCGGCGAGAAGAAAACAAAGGCGAAGAAAAAAGTAACAGCGGATCGTACCCCAATGCGGGTAGCTACCGAAGCTGATCAGAAACTAAAAGACGCACAGGATAAAGTAGTAGCTAACCCACTTTCGGCGTTGTTTAACTATAACTTCCGTAAAGTAGGCCGTGCTGTTGCTAAGGATACAGATAAGACGACTGTTGCAAGTTTGTTGGAGCGCGTTGCTGACCCAATCAAATCCAAACTAAATAAGAGAGAGCCTAAGAACGCGGCGCGTTTCTATTTTGGTAAGAAGTCTCGTATTGAAGATACTTTGGAACTCATCGCACATGACCTTGCGTTTGGCGGTATGGGTAAATCTTCTTACCAAGCCACAACTCGTGGCAACTTGGGACAACTTGCAGAACTTGAAGATGTAACGTCCGACGCGGAAAACGCGTTCTTTGAAGGACTCGGCAATGCCGAAGTTGCTCGTGCGGCGCAGTCTTGGATTGTCGGTAACATGAGTCCTGAAGTAATTAAGAAGTTACAACAACGTGCGTCCCACTACGCAGAGATGTCGTTAAACATTGGCAATATGGAAGGCCGTGATCTCGTCGCCGAAGAACGTGAACTCGACGCAAAACGTGCTGACTTCCAAAAGAAAGTCGAAAAACAAGTTACTAAAGAACCGGAAAAGGTAGATAAAGAAGTAACTCGCCAATTAGAGCAAGCGTTTGGAGAGGAAGGCACTCTCGATGAAGGCACAATCGCTTACATTGATATCTTAGATAACCTCGCACGACTACGAGATGGATTAGACCTATCTAAAGACGCAGTTGCGGCATCGTCATTACCCCTACACCCAGAGGTTTCGGTAGCGTTAGAAGCGGGCAATCTTGGTAAAGCACTTCAATACATCGCCTCTACGACGCAAAATACTCGCGTGCAAAACGCCGCTACCAAACTTGCTGAAGTAGTTGGTGATACGAAGGTCGAAGTCATCGAGAACCTTGATGAAGCGGGCAACTTCAACCCAGAAAACAACACCATCCAACTCGATGCCGATATGGGCATGAACGTACACACCGTGCTACACGAGATGACGCACGCGGCTACATCGGCAACGCTAGCAAACAAAGCGCACCCAATGACTCAACAGCTAAACAAGATATTTGAGTCAGTTAAAGAAGAGTTAGACACAGCATACGGTGCGACAAACCTCGATGAGTTCGTAGCTGAAGCGTTCAGTAACCCAGAGTTCCGTATGAAGCTAGCGGGTATTACTCCAAAGGGTGATAGGTTTACAGCACTTGAGCGGTTTACAAACGCAGTAATGAATTTCATGCGTAAGTTGTTCGGTATGCAGACCAAGCCGTTAGGCAGTGCGCTGACCGAAGTTGACGCTATGGTAGAGAACATCCTAGCCCCGGCGCCAGAGTCACGTAACGCAGGTAAACTTCTTATGATATCTAAAGAAGGGCCACAGGCTGTACGTGACTTTGCAAACGGTTATGGAACTAAGATCACTGAACTAACTAAAGGTATCCGCGACGCTGTAAGCGTAGAAAACTTTAAAGATATTGCGACTAACTTCCTTAACGGTCGAGCACCTAAACTCGCTAAAGGCGTAGGACTAATGGCAATGCCGTCTCAGGCACTCGCCGACATCATGGGGCGGTACAAGATCCCTGCGATGATGGATTTGCATAAACTGTTTGAAGAGCAAGAAGGCGCTATGAGTCAATCTGACCAACGTCTCGATGCCGAACTGAAGCAGTTGCAGGATTGGACAGACGCTAACAAAGATAAGAAAGAGTTGTTTGACGATATCGTCTACATGAGTACGACTGAGCAAGTTGATCCGACTCAACCAGAAAGCAAGTATAAGGGCGACAAAGTTAAGGTCCATAAAGAACTGAGCCGCATGATGAGAGAACTCGGCCCAGAGGGACGTAAGCAATATATCGATCTACGCGATGCGTATGCACGTTTGTTTGAGAAGATGAAGAGTGTCATCGAAGGGCGTATCGATAACCTTACCGATGCAGAAGGTAATGCAGTTGACCAAGAAGCAAAGACAGAGTTACGTAATCGTATCTTTGCCAAGATGTTCGACAAAGCGCGTATCGAACCGTACTTCCCGTTAACTCGTAAAGGTGAATTCTGGCTGAAGTTTAACATGGACGTTGTTGGTCCTGACGGACAGACGACTAAAGAACCTGTCGTCAAAGCATTTGAAACAGAAGCGGCGCGACGTGCGGCTATTGCAGAGCTTGACACCATGCCAGAAGTCGAAAAAGACACTAACGGCAAAGCAAAAGTCGAGACAGAGCGCACACCGTCTAAGTTCAATTTCGATAACGCCCCCGCGCAGTCGTTTGTCGGACAAACAATGTCGATCCTACAAGCCAACAAAGTCGCTCCAGAAGTCAAAGATGAATTCTTGCGGTTGTTTGTAGACACACTCCCAGAAACTTCTTTTGCTAAGTCACTAGCAAAACGTAAAGGCACTCTGGGTTACGACAAAGATGCTGTCGGTGCGTTCCGTTTGAAGGCATACGACATTGGGCGCCAAGCTACTCGTTTGGAATACTCACGTCGAATTCGCAATGCAATGAGCAATGCTGAAGAACAGATTAATAGAAATGATGATCTGAGAAACAGTGACTTACGAGATCTATTCTTAACAGAGACGCGGGAACGCGGCAACTTTGCGATGAATCCTCCTGCTGATCCAATTGCTATCGCGGCACGTAATGCAAACCGTTTTGCCTTCATGGGGACAATCGGCTTCAACATATCGTCAGCAATCGTCAACTTGTCACAGGTTCCACTTGTTGTGTTGCCATACATGGCTGGTAAGACAAGCTATGCAGATGCGACTAAGAACTTAAATTCAGCGCGGCGATTCTTTGCGGGTGCGGGGCGCGAACATAGCATCATGGTTAACGGTAAAGCCGTTAAGACGAAAGGCGCTGTCCCGTCGATTGACAACTACTACAACTTAAACGAAGACGGCACGCTGTCTATTCGTGAGGATATGGAGTTAGATGCCGATCAGAAGAAGATGGTTGAGTTAATGCAACCTCTCGTCGAAGCCGCCGCACAACGTGGGCTACTTAACCGATCTATGTTTTACGATAGTCTCGGCGCAGAAGAATCAGGTAAGGCGAAGAGTTGGACTGATACATTAAGCGCGTACTCTGCGTTCCCATTCCACACTGCTGAACGATTTAACAGACAGATTACGCTTGGTGGTACATACCTAAACGAATTACAACGTCTTACTGAAGCTAACGATAAGTTACCAGAAGGTCAGAGACGTAGCGAAGCAGAAGTACAGCAAGAAGCGGTTGACACCGCGTTGTACGATACTCAGCAAACTAACGGTGGGGCAGTTCTTTCGACGGCGGCGCGTGTGACGCAAATGCCATTGGGTCGAGTTGCAATGATGTACAAAGGGTTTGGTATCCAGATGTACTACACGCAGTTCAAGACAGCGAAAGAATGGTTGTATGATAGTGACTTAACACCAGAGCAAAAGAAGATCGCATTTAAGCAGATCATGGGCATTCAAGGGTCAGTTCTTTTCTTATCAGGTGTACAAGGGTTAACTCTATACGGCATGGTCGCCGCTGTTGCTAATATGTTCTTGGATGAGGACGAGGAAGACTTTGAAACAATCACTCGTGGTTATCTTGGCGAAGCTCTGTATAAGGGTGGAGTCAATCAGATTCTCGCGGGTCTTGGTGTAGAAGTTGACGTAGCATCACGTATCGGTTTGTCGAACCTAATTATCGCATCGAACCGCTACAACTTTGACCCATCAATGGAGAAGACAATTGTCCAGACTCTTGGTGGCCCTGCATACGGGTATATGTCTCAGGTTGCTAGGGGTGTCAACGATGTTTTATTTGAGGGTGAAGTACAGCGCGGTGTTGAAAACATACTTCCATCCGCAATACGAAATGCGGCTAAGGCTACGTTCCGCTACTCAGACGAAGGTATTTTGACTCGCCGTAAAGACCCAATCCTTGATGATCTAGGCACAGGTGAACTTGTTGCACAGTTCTTTGGCTTTGCCCCTGCCGAATACACTCGGAACCAAGAGCGTAACCAAATACTGAAAGGTATCGAAAAGGACGTGCTTGGTACGCGCTCTAAGCTACTGCGTAAGCTTTATATCGCAAGACGTTCGGGAGATTCCGAAGGTGTTACAGATACAATGAAAGAAATCAGAGAGTTTAACAGCAGTCGTATGGGTAGAAACTACCGTATCGATGCTGACGCAATGCGCCGGTCGATAAAGAAACACATGGAAACAAGTGCTCGTATGTATAACGGTGTGACCCTGAACCCAAGGCTACGTAATGAACTACTAGAAATTGGTGAGGACTTCAACGAAACCCTACCGTGGTTTATGAGGTAAAAGAAAACCCGCTAGGTTAACGATGTCACAAACTTAGCGGGTTCTCTAACGTAACAAAAGGTTGCTTTATCTTATACCTTCTCGATACACATACTCCTGCGTTGCCTCGATATAAGTATTAGAGCATGGGTTTTTAAAATCTTCGGCATAACTGACGAAAAAAAGCCCCGCATAGGGGTGCGGGGCTACAGGTGTGAAGGAGATAAGATGAAGTAGTCCTTTCGTCTTAACTCTTGTCTCATATGGTATCACGCCATTCTCCAACAACGCACGCCCATTTTATTATTTTCTATCTGCGTACGACATTCGGTGCGGAATCCCTTGTCCTTAGATATTTTCTTTAACTGATATATAGCCTTCTCAGTATCGATACAGGCTACAAAAAACGATGCCCCAACAACGAACTTATCCCATTGGATTATGACGCGAACGCCATCGGGGTTGATGTCATCAATCTTCAGAACCATCGTCGCGGAACGTACAATCTACGATTAGGACTTTAGTAGGTGGCATATTCATGTGAGTACCTTTACCTAAACGTACTACACCAGACCGACCATTAAGTTTCTTAACGAGATCATCTCTAAACGAACTGTAATTAACCTGATGCTTAATGCACCACTCTTTCAGCGGCTTCGGCACAAGGTAAATCCGTTTAAGGTCAGTCTCATAACGCGCTACAAGTTTCATACGAGGCGATGCTTCTGGCACGACCAACTGATCTAATCCGTTACCGTTATCCTTACGTAAATCATCCGTACTCTTAATCATTAGGATGTTGCCCCAATGCTCATTAATGTAGTCGTTTAAAGTTTCCTCGATGGACGAATCCATGCTTGTTTCCATACCACGGTTGAACGCGATCAAGTCTTCTGTCCAATCAAACAGCTTCTTCATATCAAACTCGATGAGACCTAACTTACTGGCGATTAAACCACCCGTTAACGTACACGTGATATGCGCTGACCAGAATCGGTTTTGGTTAGTTAATTTGAGCCTAGCGTCTACCTTCTTCCGTACTTTCTCTAGGTCTTCTTTTATTTTCTCTACGTTATTCACTAGGTAGTTGGCGTACACAGCCCCCGCGTGCCCGTAGTTGTTTGCGAGACGCTCGTTCATTGCGTCTGTAAGTTCTTTAGGCATGGGGCACTTTTCGACTTTGTACTCCATGATGCGCTGTGCTTCTGCTTTCGGCATGATTTTCAAACCGGATATCTTTTCAACCGCACTTGCGTTACCCGTGCTACAAAACAACGTACTCCACGATTTACCCCGTGTTCTTTCAGCGTTTACAGAACTCTGCATACGGCCACGCTGTCTACCACTTGTCATCTGGTACGCTAGTTCACTTAGTTCTTTCGGGTGAGTATCAGTCAACTCGTCCATCATAATCGGCAGATTTTTAAAGGTTTCTGCGCGGTTCATCTTAAAGTTTTTAGTGTCTTTATCATCGACGATTAGTTCTTCTGGGTCTCCCCATATGGTTAGCCCCGCTTTCATAGAAGTTGTTTTGCCGATACCTGACTCTTTCGAGAATATATGCAAGTTAGCCGCATGGATATTTGGTATGAACTCCATCAAAGGGGCACCAAAACTAGCGCATATCACGTATTGGTGTAGCTCTAGGTTGTCTTGGTTGTAGAAGTTAATCATCTCCTTCCAACCCTCCATAGTGCCTTTCGGCCTCATGGCAGGGAAGAACTGTGTCGTGACCGTTGACGGGTGATTAGTCACTTTACCCTGCGGTGTATACTCGTCAGCGCCGTATACAAAAGATTTGCACTCATCAGACCACCCGAACTGACGGTGCGCGTCTTCTGCTATCGATGTTTCCTGTAACTCGTTTACCCAATCCAACACGTAATTCATCACCTTATCTATACTAGGCAACGCGACACCTTGCTTCGCCATCTCTTTGCCGAAATCAGCTTTTGATATAACTGTCGCTAGTGGGATCATAAAGTCACGCACGCCGTCTTTCGGTAGGTGCAAGCGCATTACGATAGACTCCCCTGCATCCGCATCGCGTAGTCGTTTAACAACGTATAAGTCGTTGTGGTAAATAATCTTCTCGTCTACATCACCGTCTTTGTCTTTCTCACGCCTATACACTCCCCCCGCCGCGCCTCTAAAGTATGGGCGTGGGAATGTCGGTATCTGAAACTGCACGTGAGACACACCACCGGCAACCTGTACATCTGCCTCTACGATATTATCTTCTTCGGTAGCTTCAAGAATTTCTTTGCCGAGA